GCTTGCGCTCTCCCCGCCCTGGCGCGGCATCACCAACAGCTTGCCGTCCGCCACCTTGGCCGTGCAGTCGTATTGCTTGGCCAGGCGCGTGACGAAATTAAAATCGGACTCGCCGATTTGGTCCGCGCGCTCGACCTTGGTAGCCACCGGGCACACCGGCGACCAGCCATTACGCGCCGCGATATCGGCGACGATCTTCGACAGCGGCACGCCTTCCCAGCTACCGCTGCGAATGGTCTTGCCACTGCCGCGCATGTCGCTGGCCTTGCCTTGAATGACGATGGTGTCGGGCGGGCCCGATACGGTGATTTCGTCGACCACGTAACGCCCCAGGCGGGCCAGGGACGTCTCGGCATAGCCCAGGTAGACCTCGATCCCGGCGCCGCGACTCGGTAACGTCACCAGGCCGTCGCGGTCATCAATGCGTAACTCGAACTCGTCCGACTCCATGCCGGTCTTGTCGGTTGTGCGTAACTGAATCAGTCGATCGTTGATCAAACTGGTGATGTCGACACCATCGGCGACGATGCGAAACATGGGAGTCATAAATTTTACCCAATAAAAAACCCGCACCAGGCGGGTCGAGGCTAATCGGTCGTTACGCGTAACGGCAGGTGTCGCCGGCGACACTCCGGACGGGACTCAATCCCAGAGTGTCACCTGCTCTTCAACGGGGGCCGGCAGATCCGGCAGCACGATCAGCACACCGGCGCGATAAGGCTGCGCCTCATCGGCCAGCCCCTGATTGGCGTTCAGCACCGCCTCGACACTGCCGACCAGATGGCCATAGAAGTTATGGCAAATGGTGTCGAGCAGATCCCCATCAGACGTTCTGCATATCGTCGCCATAGCGCACAAACTCCAGAGTGAACCCTTGTTTACGCGGAATCCCGCCCTGCATCAGCGCGCTCTGTTCTTCTTCCAGACTCTTCAGGCACCAGGTGCCCAGCACGTCGCCATATCCCGTGGTCAGGGTCAGCGGCTGGAGCTTGGCGCCGATCGAGCGCAACGTATCGAGCTGTTTCAGGCCGGCCTTGAGACCCGGAAAAATCGCGCCCTTGAGGGTGATTTTCTCGTCACCCATACCGACTGCCTGCTGTGCTGGGCGCCGCGATAGCCGCTCTTGCGAAGCCCAACGGAACTCGGTCGATCGACGCAGCTCGTCAAAGGCTGCCGTGTTCAGATTGAAGAAATACGGCGCCGCCTTGGGGTCGAGCGGCTGAATGATCAGCAGGTGCGGAAACGGCTGAACCGCCTCCGGCGCCGGCGTGCCATCGGTTGCAAAAGCACCCGTGGGCAGAATGTTAGCCAACGACGGGCTGATCTTGCCGGCGATCTTGTTGATCGCCGTCGCCGCCTTACTGGCCTGCTCCTTCAGGGTGGCCACGCGCTCGTCAATTTGCGACAGCGCGCGGGTCGCCTTGTTGTAGGTGGCCACCACTTGCCCGACCTTGGCCTGAGCCGCCTGCACCCCGCGCATGACGCGTTGAAGCTTGGCCCCGACCGCCGGCCCAACAAAGGGCAGATCCTCCAGCTCGGACGCGGCACCGGTGATTTCCCCGATCGCACCATTCATGGGGCCCAGCATGCCGTCGAGGCTGCGCCGACCGGTTTCCCCCGCCGACGCGAGGTATTTCAACCCCGACTGTAATTTCTGCACTGCTGTCGTTTCCTGATCAGACATATGCCCCCCCTGATTAAATGTGCGGTTCGTCGTACAGCTTGGTGCTGCTGGCTTGCTTGGCCATGTCGCGATAGTGCTGATCGAGCATGGGCTTGAGCTGGCCGTAGAGCGTCGCCGCGTCCTTCACGTCGCCATTGACCGTCAGCGTAAACGGCGCCTGAATGTCCACTTTGGTCTCGACCGTGGTCGGGGCCGGCTTCGCCACCATCGCCAGCGGACCCGCCGACATACCCGCGTCCGCGCTGGCCGGCGGTAACATCATGGCCTTGGCCACGTCACCCGGCTGCGGGCGGGCCAGCTCAGCGCCCGGAAAGCGCACCTTGTTGGCAAAGTGCGGCAGCAGCATGGCGTCTTTGGAGTTGGGGTCGCTCGGGTCATACGACACCGGCGGCGCCGCGGGCGGCTCAAACGCTTTCGGCGCGACGGCGAAGGATTTGGCGATATCACCCATCACCGGCGGGATGTTCCTCCCGGCGTTGGCCATCATCAACGGCCCGGCCGCCGGCATGCTCTTTCGTTCCTCGGGCGTGCCAAACATCGACTTGCCCAGGAAGCCGCCCAGGGCGTCGCCACCCATGCCCCCCAAGGCCGCACCGACCGCACCACCCACCACCGTGCCAATGATCGGCACGAACGATCCCAGCGCCGCGCCGGCGGCCGCACCGGCCAGCGTACCGGCCAAACCACCGGCCGCACCGCCGTAGCCCTCGGCTTTTTCGTCTTGGGTGGTGGCGTTGTTGTAGGTGTCGGCCACCTTAAACCCGGCATCCACCACGGCGAACAGCGACGCGCCTTTCATCACCGCACCGGTCCCAACCCCACCACCACGCCGGCCGCCCTTACCGCCCTTCTTGCCCTTGCCGTCGCCGGCATCGAGGTCGCCGCCATCCAGCCCACCCACACCGCCGGCCGGCATGTTGGTGACGATCACCTTTTGCGGAATGTTCGGATTGCTCCCCAGCGAGCCACGTCCGATGTTCAGTAGCCCCTTGGCCATCTTGACGTTTGCCATCACCGCGCCGAAGCCGATCACGGCCGCCACGGCGGCGCCAATGCTCGCCACCGCCCGAGGGGATTCGTCCGACAGCTTGCTCAGGCCCTGGGCGACGTAGGTCAGTCCACCCGCCACCGCGTCCGTCACCGGACGAAAGGCGTCGCCGATCGCGCGCATGGCGTCGTCGGTGCTTTGGGCCATTTCGGCCCACTTCTGCGCCGACGACTGCCGGCGCTCTTCCAGGTTTTGGTCCAAGATCCCCGTGGCGCTGGCCGAATCCTTTTTCAGCTTGTCGTATAAATCCCTGTTCTGCATGTACGCCGTCAGCGCGCCCTTGACCTGCATGTCGGCGAACAGATCGCCGGTACGCAAAGCCGCCTCCAGGGACGCGATCATGGCCTTGGCCTTTTCCGGGTCCGTCTCTTTGCTGATCTTGGCCGTGGCTTCCGCCATGGCCGCCGCCTTCTTCGGATCGGTCGCCGCGATGTACTTTTGCGCCAGTTCAAAACTGGATTCCAGCGTGGACTTGCCATTCTGCAGGCCGGTGTTCATCGAACCCTGATAGTCGATCCCGGCCTTTTTGTAGGCCTCGACCGTGTCACCCGAACCGATTTTCTCCATCCAGTTCTTGAGGTTGTTGGCCGCCTCATCCGAACCGCCGGCGGTCTTCATCTGCACTTGAAGCATGGCGCCCAATTGCGTGACCGAATCCATGCCGGTGATGCCCAGCTTGCCCATGCCGGCGAGCAACTCCGGGAACCAACGGGCCATGTCGGCAGCCTCAAAGCTGCCGGCCTGGCCTTGGTAGGCGATCGCCTCCAGGGCCTTTTGCATCTGTGCCGGGTCGGTGATCTTGGCGTTCTGCCCCAGGGCGTTGATCATGCGCGCCGTCTCGCCACCGTCCGAACCCTGACCCACGGCAAACTTGGCCGCCGTCGGCGCGTATTGCAGCGCCTTGTCCAGCTCCATGCCGGCACCGACCAGGGCGTTGACCACCTCGGCCACCTGATTGCGCGCCATGCCGGTGTCCCGAGACGTGTCGATAATCGTCTTGGACATTTGCGCTTCTTTGGGATCGTTGGCAATGCCCGCCTTGATCGCAATATCACGAATGATCGCGCCATAGTCCGCGCTGACCTTGGTCGGAATGGCCATCGCCGCCGTGGCGGCCGCCGCCTGGCCGATGCTGCTTTTCAGGTTCTGCTTACCCTCATCGAGCTGCTTGTGACCCTTGGCTTTCATCTCGGCCTTGGCCGCCGCCTGCCCCATGGCGGTGTAGGCCTTGCCCAAGTTGCGCACTTCAACACCCTGCTTTTTCAGGCTGCTGAGATTGCCCTCAAGCTGCTTGAGTAGCGCCCCGGCCCCCTTCTCGCCCGCCAGGTGCGCCTTACGCCATTCATTTTGCAGGCGCATCGTGTCGCCAATGGTCTTTTCCAGCACCCGGGCTTTCTGCCCTTCGGCCTCCAGCTTCTTGATGCGGCTGGTGACATCCTTAAAGGCGCTGCCCACCGTGGAACTGACCGCCCCGCCAATTACCAGGCCGAGCGCGAGTTTATTCGCCATGTGCGTGCCCTATACGTCGTCGAGCAGATCGAAGGCGGCTCAATCCGTGAGCCACCACACCATTTCACTAAAGGGCATGGCCTTGATTTCAGCCGCCGAAAACCCTGTTTCTTTGGCTAAGCGCTTGGCCAGAACCTTAAGCGTGGTCGAGTTAAACGCCGTCCTCTTCGACCAGGCGAAAATAGCCGACCTGCAAGCGCTTGTAGTCCTTGTACTTCAGGCTCACCAGCTCCGACTCAGTGGCCGTGAGCAAGCTGCAAAAAAGGTTTTTCTCCATCTTTTCAAGGCTGCCGCCGCCGGCAATGGTGGCCGCCTCGACATCTTTCACGCTCGGTGCACGCATGGTCAGCTTGTCGATCAGCACGCCGTTGAAATTGGTTTGGTAGGCCAGCGTTACGGTAACGCCTTCGTCGGTGACGTCGAGCCAGCTTGGCAGCGGATTATCTTGAGTGAGTTGGGTCATGCGTTTATCTCCTTAAAGGCCAACGGCCGAACGTTCGGCGGCGAGTTGATCGACACCGTCGATCACCTGAATCATGTTGAGGGGGTCGATCTCGTACATCACACGCCCGTCAATTTCGAGCTTGTAATAGGTCAGCTTGACCGCGTGTTTGATTTCGGCCTGATCGCCCGGCTTCCAGTCGCCCATGTCGACCTCTTTCACCCCGCCGCGCATGGTCACAACCACCGGCGTCACCGCCCCCTTGAGGCCTTTGTAGGCACCACGGAACACCAGATTGCAGGCCGTCTGATCGGACAGGCCGAAAAACTTCAGCGTCTCGCGACGCACGCCGCTGGTGGTAAACGCGGCCTCCAGCTTTTCCAGGCCCACAGCGAACTCGATCGGCGCGGACATGCCGCCGCCCTGATAGTCGGCAGTTTTTTGCGTCAGCTTGGGCAAGGTCAGGCTCGGCACATCGCCGGCCAGGCTTACGCCGTCGATAAACGCGGCGCAGTTGGTCAGTACTTGAGGAATCATTGAACGGCCCCCTTAGGCTGCTTCGAGAACTTCGGTCAGCCACTCGTTGGTGACTTCGATAAGGAAATTCGGGTTTTCCGCCGGCGGCACGTCGGTGAAACGGATACGCCAGTAAATTTTGCCCTGCTCGATTTGGCTGGCCGTGTTCAATTCCTTGTCCGCGTAGACTTCGAAATTGATCACCGCGCCGGCATTTTTCTGATCGCGCATGAACGCTTGCAGGCCTTCGGTAACGTCCTGCACGTAGGTCTTGGTGATCGAGCGATCCACCGCCCACTTATGCCCCGCCTGGATCGCATCCATGAGGATGTCGCAGGTCCGCACGCGGGTGACGAACGACCATTTCGGGTCGCTGGACAGCGTGCGGTTGCCCCACAGGCGATACCCGCCATCGCGAATGATCGTCGCGATGTTCGCGTTATTCAGCAGGTTGGCCCGGCA